GGCTTGACAGTGGTGGTTCTTGCAGCCTTGTTCGTTCCAATCATTTCCGCCACACGTGCATTCTCCTCCTTCACCACGTTCGCTGCTTCTTTCATATCTAAATTCAGGACGGTACCAGATGCTATTCCTGTCATCGACACTCCGATGAGTGCTTCCTTTTCTGTCGTTCTCTTCCATATATCTCTCAAATAGTGAAAATTAGTATAACTTGCTTGAAGTGTTCCAATGAATGCTGCTGCCTTTGCCCGAGCGTTGAAATCGTCTTGGTCCTTGATGTCACCAGCATTGATGGTGGTCAAGTTACAGAATTGGAACGGACGGAGACTGATTTCTGCACAAGGATTTAATCCCCAATTTGCATCGTTCGTAAAGAAGAAGCCTGGTTCACCTGAACCACTCATTTCAATCTTCTTCCAAAGGTCTAAGAATACTTCTTGTTCAACCTTGTGACGAAGGATAACTGCTGAATTGTTTGAACGACCACGTTGTGGGTTAGTTTCCCACCAGTTGCCGAACTTACAAGTCAACATATCATCATCGTCCAAATCAAACAATGAAATCATTGCGGAACGACGAATACCACCAGAAAGAACTGCATCAGCGATAAAGCACAACATATCGTGTACTTCAAGGGTACTGAGCTTCTCGCCATTTTGCTTACGGTCGAAAATCTTTTGGATATTGTGTAAGCAATCCTTGAGCGGTTCTGGACCAGGTGCCTTACCACCAGATGTCAAGAGTAATGCGCCCTTTGGACGAACATCGCTGAAATCATAAATTGGAAGAGCCTTGCCCTTCATATAAGCAGTAATCATCACCTTTACTGCATCTGCCCAACCTTCAATACTATCACCAACCAAATAACGGCGTGACTTAGTTGGCTTATTGATTTCTGGTAACTTTTCTACGTGTGCTTTCTGTACCGAATAACCTACACCTGTTCCAGAAAGAAGAAGGAACATTACTTCACTAAATGCATCGGTATGGTCAATTGGAAGGAAGCAGCAATTGTATAACCGAGCGTTATTGATTTCAATTGGCTTACCGGCGAATTGAAGTGAACGCATAGAAGGAAGAATCTTCTTATCATATACGAGCTTGTATGCGGATTCTATTTCTTCTGCGAGTTGTGGGAACTTCTTTAAATGCATTTCTTTATTTCTATCAACCAATTCCTTCCAAGTTTCCCGACGTTGCTTCTTCGGAAGGTACTTAGCATATTTCATAAAAGTTGTAATTTCTGACAATATCTTTGATTCTAATTGCATACTGCTTGCTCCAAAATCGTTAGGGGTTTGGGGTTAAATAAATACTACTGTGTTACTGGAAAAATTCGGTGATTACCCAACGATATTTTTACTCTAAATCCATTTCTAATAACTTCTTCGCTAGATTCTGTTTCGTAACCGTTTCACCATTCTCCATCTGTTTCTTCAACATAATCCCCTTAGCAGAGGATTCGTCGTAAATCTCTATCTTTCCTACACTTGCGTCAATAATCATCGGGAAGGTCTGACCATCAGCGCCAAATCGGTTCTTGATGATATGAGCGCGACCAGTCTTATGAACCTTATCCTCTAGCTTCCGAGAGATTGAGAGTACCAAATCGGCAGTCATAATCTTACTATATGATTCTGCAATCTTGTCCGCCTGAATAACTTCATCTTGTAATGCACTTCTCTGTGTTTGTGAAGCTGTCCAAATAGGAATCTGCAATTCGCCAGCCAATCCACGGAGCTCTTCATAGACAGCACCCAGCTCTTGATACCGTGCGTCGGTTCGTGCATTTGCACTCATCAAGTCTGCATAGTCAACAATGATAAGGTCTGGCTTGAATCCTAACGAAGCCATCTGCTGAATATGTGCTTGAATTGTATGTGAAGTAATGGTACGAGCTGGATAATATTTGATGATGATTTCACCCTTAATCTTCTCGACCAATTCCTTAATCATATCAGGATGTTCTGGAATCTTACCAGGTTCAATACCAGTATAGATGGTATCGTATCGTAGACCAACATAGTTTTCATTCAATTCAAGCGTATAATGAACAACCTTCTTTCCTTTCTGTAGAGCGTTTGCACCAATCGTTGCCAACGCCCAACTCTTACCCACACCAGACGGAGCGATAACAACACCCAACTCACCACCAGCCAAACCACCACCGATAAGCGAATCAAGAGCATCCCATCCAGTAGGTACCGTATCACGAGCGTCCTTAGCCAAACGCTTTTCTACATCCTTCTTCCAATCGTGACCAACGGTCTTGGGTTGACCACTTCGCATCGCACCATCAATAATAGTCTTGATTTCACCATATTGACCCATTTGAAGCAGGTCAACTGATTTGATAATTGCCGACTTCAGTGTTTGATTCTTAGCAAAATCAACAAAGCTGTCCTTAATATAATCCAAATCGTTGTCCTTCATCTTCTGGAAGATACCACGGAGCGATTCTACGATTGATGTACGAAGTGTATCGTCTTTGACCGCCTTATTCATTTCAACCTTAAAGACTTCCAAAGTCGGAAGTACCTTATAGTCATTGAAATACTCTAAGGTCGTTTCCACAATCCATTGATTTGCTTCCAATTCAAAGAAGTTTGGATTGATAACATCAAACGATTGAGCAACAAAGTCTGGAGAGTTCAACATAGCTGCCACAGCTTTCGCTTGGAAACTAGGTCCGAACTTTGCCAGCGTATCTACATTCTTATCGTACTGCTTATGATTTACCATAATATCTCGCTAAAGTGCCAAAGGAAAATGTAATCCATTCATCGTAGTTTTGTATACTACTAATAATCTTAGTCTTAAACATCAGCTTTGTCAAGTCCGACTTACGAAGTGGTGGGCAACCCTCTTCGTATTTATGTAATATTTTCATCTTTGCATCAACATTAATATCCACATCGTGCAAATTCATTAATTGCAAATTTCTATTTACTATACTGGTATTGTCTAAAATACTTTCTACTAGCTTTGGCTTCTTTTTAATATCAGCATATTTCTGTTCAACCAAATCCAAATTGACTTCAACATTTGCGTCAGCCAACTCTGGAATGTACTTCAATACCGTCTTTTCACCAGCACCCTTGATTCCATCAATATTGTCACTCTTGTCTCCAAGAAGTGAGCGATAGAATACAAAGTTACTTGGATGTACACCATAGGTTTCCAACACTACATCAACATCAAAGGTTTTCTTCTTGACGGGGTTATACAGCTTGACCGACTCGCTGACCATCTGTAAAAAGTCCTTGTCCGTTGAATAAATGATAGAGGTTCCACCATTCTTTGTAACCAATTCAGAGAAGTAGGCAATTGTATCGTCTGCTTCAATATTATCCAAAGCAAGAATTGACACTGGTAAACATTCAACCATTTCAACAAGTGACACTAACTGCCACTTCATATTTTCCTTCTCTTGTTCATCGGTAGTCATATCATACTGCCGATTCAAACGAGTAGGCGGCTTGCGGTTTGCCTTATAGTCCTTATAAATCTTTCGTCTACGCTGTGACCCACCCTTACCATCAAAGACGAGTACGACTCTGGTAGGTTTGAATGTCTTAACAGCATATCCCAAAGATTTCATAAATCCAGCCATCCCACCAATATGATTACCATCTTCATCTAAAGTAGGAATAGCTGCATAACTTCTCATAAATGTATTGAGTGCGTCAACAATAAGGACACGGGAATTGTACCCCGTATCCTTACTGTCAAACTGCATCTCATTAAACGCCTTCAATAAATCAGTCATTTAGTAATTGCTTTTTGGATGGTGATACTTCGTCCTCATCCTCTGCAGCTTCCTTGTTGACCGCAGATGGGTCGAAATCCTTCTCATACTTCATAATAAGTGCTTCACAAATCTTATCGTACAAAGCTTCCTTCCGTTCTTGGTCAGCTTCGAGGAAGGCTGGGAATTCCTTACTTTGGAACTTCTCATCGTTGTATGAATACCATGCACCAGATTGCTTGATGATGCCGTTTTCCTTCAAGACATCCAACCAACTACTGTAATCATCAATACCACGATTAAAGTAAATATTGAATTCAGCTTCACGATATGGCGGACCCAAACGATTCTTAGTGATAACCGCCTTCGTCGTGATACCAATGATGTTTCCAGCCGAATCCTTCAACTTACCAATCTGTGACAGACGGATACGAGTGGATGCGTGGAATCCGATTGCCTTACCACCAGAAGTGGTGTAGGGGTCAGAGAACGCAGGAGCGTTCATCTTCAAACGGAGCTGATTGGTGAATACAAGCGCAATCTTTTCACGACCAAGAAGGTTCGTAATCTTTCTCATTGCCTTACTGATAATGATGGACTTCGCAGTTGCGTATCCATCCTTATTGAAGTCAGCTGCCATTTCCGTCTTGGTTGAAGCGGCGGCAACAGAGTCAACAACGATGGTAACTAACTTATCCTTCTTCGCAGCGGCTCTGACCTTCTCAATGATGTTCACGATAGAATCAAAGATATCTTCAACCGTATCGTGTTGAACATATACGAGCTTCTTCATATCAACACCGACTGCTTGGAAGAACTCATCGTTCACCGCGTTTTCAGTATCAATAAGAACCGCAACACCACCACGCTTCTGTGTAGTAGCAATAAGTTGTGCACCGACAAGTGACTTACCAGATGCTTCCAATCCAGTCAATTCAGTGATACGACCGGCGGCAATACCACCATTCGGACGATTACTGATTGCGATATCCAACATCGTATTTCCCGTTGAAATGAAATCAGTCAAATCAGTCGGGGTTTCCTCTTCACCATCAAGGAAGTAGGCAACTTGTCCATCCTTGTACAACTTATTCAAGCTATCTGCGATAACTTGTGCCAGTTCATCTCTGTCTGCCGATGGACTGGACTTCTTTGTTTTCGTTTCTTTTGCCATATGATTCCTTATATGTAACAAAACACGCAGGCGCTAGGTAGTTCTGAGGCTACCCAGCACACAGCGTGTCTTTGGTTAATTAATTATCGTTGAACAGCTCGTCAAACGCATCAACAGCGTTCTTGACATTCTCCTTTGGTGCTGCAGTAGTGGCAGTCTCAGACTTGGGAGCCTCAGCTTCACGGGCGGGAGTGATGACCGAATTATCAGGGTCAAGATACTTCTCAAGCGTGACCTTCAGCTCATTGTAGGTCGGCTCGGTGTACAACTCCTTGATATCAGGCTGCTCAGTCATCCACAGCTTCATCTGAGCAGAATCAGACGAGAGCGGGGTCTGAGCGGGCTTGACCTTCACAGAGGTCTTGGCGAAATTCGTATCCGACTTCTCCTTCGGGATGTACTCAACTACGATGTCACGACCAGTCTTGGGGTCGGTGATATCACCATAATCGGGGTCAGAGATATACGAAAGAAGTTCCTGATAGACCGTCTTGCCGAACGAATAGAAGCGAACACCCTTATCCTCTTCACCACGAACGATGATAGGAATGTAGGTACGGAGCTTCGGCATGAACGGACGAGCCTCAGCATAACGCTCCTTCGGGTCACGGGTCTGGTCTGACTTAAGGGCGTCAGCAAACTCCGCAATCGGGTCACGATTGCCATACGAAAGTGGTGAGAGATGTGTCTTGTTTCCTAGATAGTGGAAGTAGAGTTCGA